GCCCCACCCGATGCCAGTAGCAGGAGCAGTAGCAGAAGCAGGAGCAGAAAACCGAGAGAGCGCGTGTGCTGGCGCACCCGCCCCCGCTCGCGCGTTGGATAAGTCCCCCCAGACCTCGCCGTCCGGCCACGTCGTCGCGGAGGTGGTCTCGACGGAGCCGCCCCCATCCCGGACCCCACCGGCGCCCGTCGAGGTCGTCGCGTCCTCCCCGACCGTCACGACCGCCCCGTCCTCGCACGCAACCGGCCCTCTCGCTGCGAGCGCCGCCCAGGACGATGACGAGCCCCCGCCCGCCCAGCGGTGCCCGTCTACGCCCCGTCCCGGCGCCTCCGTTCAGGCAGCCCCGCCGGTGACCCCGGCGCCCCCGGTGGCTACCCCGTCGGCGCCCGCCCAGCCCTCGCTCCTGCCGGACCTGGACGCCGCGCCCGCCGAGGACGCGCCGCCGGTGGCGATCCCCCGGGTCGCGGACCTCGACGACCGGACCCCGGCCAACCGGGTGCTGCGTGCCTGGGGGTCGCAGATGTACCGCGCCCACCAGCAGCCCCTCGCCACGGAAGCCCGGCGCCGCGTCGTCCGGGACCGCCTGCGGGTGTTCAGCGAGGCGGACCTGATCCGCGCCCTGACCGGTGCCCTGACCGACCCCTACGTCAACGGCCGGTCCGACCGCGCCCCGTCCGGTGGGCAGCGCGACATCGCGTGGCTGTTCGCCAAGGTGGAGCGGGTGGAGGGCTTCCTCCGCGCCGTCCCCGCACCGCCCCCGCCACCCTCGCCCCGGCCCGCCCCGAGGATGCCACCCCCGCTCAAGCCCGGCGAGGTCCGGCCGGTCATCAGCGTCGAGGACTACGAGCGCAACGCCTTCGCCCCGGTTCTGCCCCGGCGCATGACCGCCGCGGACCTCGCGGCCTACGAGCAGGGAGGCGCCCATGTCGGCTGAACCCCGTACTGCCAGCACCAGCGTGCGTGCCATCCACCCACCCCCGCACCACCTCGACGTGGAGGCCGCGCTGCTGGCGGTCCTCATCCTGGGGGAGGCGACGCCGGTGGACCTGACGCCGCTGCGCGCCGAGCACTTCTTCAGCCCGGCGCACCGGCACATGTTCGAGGCCGTCGTCGCCATCGTCGCCGAGGGCGCCACGCCGGATCACGTCACCGTCACGGGCAAGCTCCGGGAGATGGAACGCCTGCCCGACGTGGGGGGCATCCCTGCCATCAGCCGCATCCTGGACGAAGTGCCCTCGATCCCGGACCTGCCGGAAGCGGTCCGGCTCGTCGTCGACGCATGGGCCCGGCGTGAGGTTGGGGCCAAGGCCCAGCGGTGGCTCGCTGCCGCCCGGCGCCAGGGCAGCGACACGGCGCAGTTCCTCGCCACGATCCGCAAGGAAGTCGAGGCGCTGGAAGAGGCCCGGTCGCAGTCGGACGCGGCGACCGACATGCTGGCCGGGTTCCAGTCGGACCTTCGCACCATCCACGACGCGGCCAACGCCCAGGCGAAGACCGTGCGGACCGGCTACCCGGGCATGGACCGGGCCATGGACGGCGGGCTGTGGGAGGGCAAGACCGTCGTGATCGGCGCCCGGTCCGGCTGCGGCAAGACCGCCGTGGGGATCAACCTGGCGCTGCGCTGCGCCGAGACCCCACCCGAGGACGGCGGCGGCGGCGTGCTGTTCGTCAGCGCGGAACTCCCAGCCAGCGAGATCCGCCAGCGGTTCGTCTGCCACGAGGCCCGGGTGAGCATGGCGGGCTACCGCTCCGGCCGCGCCCTGGACCACATCACGCCGTGGGTGTCGCACCTGGCCCGGCAGCCCATCCACGTCGACGAGCAGAGCCGCACCATCGAAGCCGTGCGCGCCAGCGTGCGCCGGCACAAGCGGCTGCTGGAGTCGCGCGGGCAGCGCCTCCGGCTGGTGGTGGTGGATTACTTCCAGGAGCTGACCACGCTGGCCACCCACGACCGGCTGATCGACCGGCTCAAGGCGGTCTCCGACGGGTTCCGGCAGATGCGCGCGGAACTCCCGGAGGCCACCCTCGTCGTCCTGGCGCAGCTCAACCGCGACGGCGCCAAGGGGGCCCGGCGCCCCATCCTGTCCGACATCGCGGACTGCGACGAGATCGGGCGCTCGGCGGACACCGTGGCGATGCTCTGGCAGCCCGACCCGGACAAGAACCCGGACGACGTGGAGATGGTGTTCCCGAAGAACCGCGGCCTCCACCAGCACATCCGCCCGGTGTTCCAGCGCAACCAGCCCTGCGGCGTCCTGACCGAGAAGGAGCAGCCATGAGCGCCGCCGCCCTCACCCTGGCGCTATTCGACGACGTGCCCCCCGCGCCATCGCCACCACCACGCACCGCCCTGCCGCGCCCCCGGATGCTCCCGGTCCCGGTCCAGGGCGTGCTGCCCATCGTGCGGCTGCCCGTCGTGCCCGACTTCCACGCGGCCACCGCCGGGCTGTGCCTGGCCCAGCAGGACGAGTGCAGCGAGGTCGACTGCCGCTACCACCTGGGCGGCATCCGGGAACTGGCAGGCGAACGCTACGGCTGTGCGCTGGCCGTCGCCAGCGAACACCAGGGCCTCCCGCCGGTCACCGTCGCCGCCCTCCTCGATGTCCCGGAGGGGCTGGTCCAGGAAGCCGAGCACCGCGCCCAGGGCTACGCCGCCGCGGAGTTGGCCCGGGTCCAGGACGAGGAGCGCCAGGACGCCGAACGCGCCGCCCGTCGAGAGGCACACATCCGAGCATGGCGCGAGCGACACCGCCGGTAGCCCGACCCCTGCCGGCGGGCGGGTAGAGTCGGGGTCATGAACAACGAAGACATCCTCGCCTTTTCGGACCTCGCCCACGCCCTATCCACCGGCGGCTACGCGATCCAATCCGGGGTCAGCCCCGCCGAGAAGTGGGCGCTATGCGTCGTCGACAAGCACGGCAAGAGGCTGCCGGATGCGCTGGGCGTCGACGGGTGCGGCACGATCCGACGCGCCATGGATGAGGCGGTTCGCCAGCTCGACGACGCCCCGCTTCCGGGCAAGGTCCACCGCGCCCTCGACACCTGGCGCCGCCGCCACGAGACCCCCACCGGGGTGGAGTTAGGCGTCGTGCCCGTCGACTGGAGCAAGTACCCGCCGGACTGGAAGGCCATCGTTGCCCGGGTGCGGGAGCGCAGCGGCGACCGGTGCGAGTGCCGGGGCGAGTGTGGCACCCCGTCGTGTGCGAGAGGCTGCGCCGCCGTCAACCACCAGCCCCACCCGGAGACCGGGAGCCGGGTCGTGCTCACGACGGCGCACCTCGACCACGACACCACGCACAACGACCTGAGCAACCTGCGGCACCTATGCAATCGCTGTCATCTCAAATACGACTCGGCAACCCACGTAAGGAACGCCAGGGCTACCCGGCGACGACGGCGCGAGGAGGCAGGACAGGGGAGCCTCGACCTGACCGGGGGCGACGAGTGAGCGCCGCCGGCTGACCCCTCCCGGCCGCGTGCGACAACGGGCCCATGCAGAAGATTTCCGACAAGGCCCGCACCCACACCGCCGCGCTCCTGACGTACATCGAGCAGGGCGTCCCCACCCGCGACGACCTGGAGACGTGGTGGTCGAAGCGGCACCCGGTCCGGCTGGAACTCCACCGCCTGTGCCGTGACCTCACGGACGACGGCCGTCTGGACAAGGACGGCGACACCTGGCGCGTCCCGGGGAAGGCGCCACCGCCCCGCAAGGCGCCGCGCATCGGAGATGTCGGGGGCCAAGTCATCGTGGAGGTCAAGACACCGAAGGGCGCCAAGGTGCCCGGGGCCTACGCTCCCGCGATGCTCCGCGGCATCACGGCCAACGCCGCCGTTGCCCCGCCCGCGGAGGCCCGTTTCGCCGACGACCAGACGGAGCGCAAGGTCACGGTCATCCTGGCCGAAGGCAAGCGGAGCGTCGTGACCCTCATTGGCTCACCGGCCGCCGTGTTCGCCATGGCGGACGCCTACCAGCGCCAGGTCGCTGAGGAGAAGAGCGCGTGCAAGGCCCCCGTCGCCGCCCGCAAGGCACCCCCGGCGAAGCCCGCCACGCCACCCAAGGCCCCGGTCCGCACCGCCCTGACCCCACCAGTCCCGACCAGCGCCGCCGGGCGCATCCTGGCCGCCCTGCGAAAGAAGCCGGACGACGGCCCCGGGCTGGTACGCCGCCTCAAGATGAACAGCAACACCGTCCGGGGACGCCTCAGCGAGCTGGCCCGCGACGGGTGGATCGAGATGGATGCCGCGTGCCTGTGGGAGGTGGCGCGATGAGCCGCGCCAACCGCCGTCGCCGCTACCGTCGGCGCCACCGCACCGGGCTCGCGCAGACGCCGCGGGGGACGCTCGCGGGGTCGCTGTACGTGGAAGGCCGCCTCGTCGGCCGGGTATGGCTCACGTCGATGGCGGTGGCCCCTTCCTCGTGGGTCGGGGCGCTGGTCGGCGGCGACCCCTCTGCTGAGCGTGCGACGGTGACGCCATGACCACCACCCCATCCACCCCGGACCGCGACCGTCTCGTCGCGTGGATCGACACCGAGACGACCGGCCTCGACGAGCGCCGCGGCGCCGTCCTGGAGGTCGGCATCGTCGTCACGGACATGGCCCTGATCGAGAAGGCGCGCCGCGCGTGGACGGTGCGGTTCGTCGGGGAGGTCGACGACCACATTGCCCGGATGCACGGCCCCACCGGCAGTGGCCTGTTGCGCCGGATCGGCGGAATCGAGCAAGGCTACCGCGCCGACATCTGGCAGGGCGACGGTCTGCCCGTCGATGAGGTCGACGCGATGGCCGCGGCGTGGCTGGCGGACCAGTGCGGCGACGTCGCCCCGCTGTGGGGTGGGCGGAACGTGGCGTTCGACCGGCGGTGGTGCCGTAAGCACCTGCCCCGGCTCCACGGCGAGGTTCACCACCGGAGCCTGGACGAGACCACGCTGCGCATCGCCCTCGACGCCTGGGCGGGTCTGGTCGTGCCCAAGGACGCCACCCCCGCCGGCAACCGCCACCGTGCCCTCGACGACCTCGACGAGTGCCTGCGGGTGGCGCGGGCGTTCCGGGACAGGATGGCGCCGCCCCGGACCGGTCAGGGGTCGATCCAATGACCATCAAGGCCCGCGCCGCCCACACGTCCCGCGCCGTGACCGACGGCTACGAACTGGGCCTGGTCGCCCACTGCGCCGGGTGCAGCGCCACGGTCCGCGGCGTCATCGCCTGGGGTGCGGATCACGCCGCCGCCCTCGACCACGCCAACGCCATCCTGGACGCCGAGGCCCGGGACCGCGGCTGGCGCTGCCTGGCGTCCGGCGACACCTGCGACCGGTGCAAGCGGCGATGACCCTACGGCTCTACACCGGGCGCATCGGCTACCGCGGCGAGGACGGGCTGCCGGTGACGAGGCGCGTTGTCACGCACCCGGCCGGGCTGCCGTTCGCACCGTCCGACGGGCTGCTTTCGTGGGGCCTCGCCGAGCGCCACGCCGGCCGCGGGGACGCCATGTGGCCGACCTACGCCGCCCGCTACACCGCCGAGATGCGCGCGTCGTACCGGCAGCACCGGGCCGCGTGGGATGCGCTGCTGGCCCGGGACGAGGTGACGCTGCTGTGCTTCTGTCACGGGCCGGATAGGTGCCACCGCGGCGTCCTGGCCGGGCTGCTGGTCCGGTGCGGCGCCGTCTACGAGGGCGAGCGCTGACCCCTCCCGGCGGTCTGGCAAGGTGAGGCCATGGCAAAGATCGAAGTCAAGGCAACGCCGGGGTGGTTGGCGCAGCGGGCGGCCGAGTTGGACTGCGACGGGAACGTGATGCTTCTGGAGCCGAACGGCGACCTGGTGGCTCGGGTGCCACATAGCAAAGTGTTCTCAGACGACGTGCTGGGCTCCGTCCGCGCCTGGCTGACCCAGCAGATCGAGGCTGGGTACACGGCGGGCGTCGAGGCGGGCAGGGCAGAGGCAAAGTCCGCCCCGACGGACGCCGCCGCGGAGAGCGCCGCCATCGACGGGCTGGTCGCGGAGGCGATCCGGCAGAAGGGCAACCACATCGACGGGCACGACCGGTCCGGCCGGTGGTGCCTCCACCTCGGCGACACCCGCGTCGACACGCGCCACAAGGTCGCCTGCGACTGGCTCCGTCCCTGGCTCCTCGCCGCGTGGGCCCGGGGCGTGGCCTACGGTCAGCAGCCCGACGCGCCGCCGGTCCTCGTCGACCACTTCGGTGTGGCCGCCCGGGAACAGGTCGTCACGGTCACGCCGCCCGGGGAGGTCGGCGCCACCCGCGCCGAGGCGTGGCCCATCAAGTCCTGGTACAGCGGCGACGGCGTGTACGAGGTCACTCTTCGCGTGCCGGACCACCTCGTTGCCAGGATGCGCGATGCCACCGGGCGAAGCTTGCGCGTCATCGTCGAGGGCGTGCCGGCTGCGTCTGCCGCCCGGGAGCAGGTCGCCGCCGAGCGCGCTGCGGACGCTGCCGCCGTGGCGCCGGGCGAGGAGGCCCTTGCAGCCGCCCGCGAGGAGGGTCGCCGCGCCGGTATCGAGGAGGCAACCAGCCGCGTCAACGAGTACCTGGGGAGACGCTTGGCCCGGCTTTCGGTCGCCACGAAGTCCGCCGAGGAAGCACGCAAGACCGCATCGCAGCGCAACGCCGAGGTGGCGCAGTTGACCGTGGAGACCGAAACGCTACGCGAGGCGCTGGACGTGCTGGACGCACCGAAGGAGACCCCGTGACCGCCAGCCCCACTGCCCTGGAGCTGGCCCGCGCCTGTGTGTACGTCGTCGAGGCCGGGCCCTGGAACCACATCCGCATCGTCCCACCCGGCCAGGAACCGCACCAGGCGATCCACTGGACCAGCGCCAAGGCGGAAGACCTGCCCCACCAGCGCGACGCCGTGGTCGCCATGCTGGCGCCGTTCATCGACCTGGGCCTGGCCCGGGGACGCCTCACCCCGGAGCCCACGGCAGGACGCCCCCTGCGCGCGTGGCACTCCGCGGTCATGGTCGAGGAGCCTCCGCGCACCATCGCCCCGGAGGTGGCCCACGACTGCGTGGACGACGACGACGGAGACCCCGGGTGACGGCGCCCCCGGACGATGACGCCGTGGTCACCCTCGTTCTGCCGCTGGACGAGGCGTTCGAGCTGGAAGAACACCTCGCCGTGTACGCCGAGGTCTGCAAAACCCACTTCACCGGCGAGGCGTGGGTGGCTGCCATGCGCCGTGACCGCGTGCTGGCCCGGCTCCGCGCCGCCATGCGCCCGACCGACCCGCCCCCGTCCAACGTCGTCGACCTGGCATCCCGGAGGCGTCCGTGAGCGCCGCCCGCCCGGTCCTGCCCCCGGACGCCGCCCAGGCCCACCGCCGCGCCGCCGATGCCCAGCGGCTCCAGCGGTACGACCACAACGCCGCGGCGCTCGTGCCGTTCCTGACCACCCTGGCCGCCCGGATCGACGCCGGCACGGCCACCCCGGAGGACGCCGCCCGGCTGGTCCGCGAGGCCGACCTGCTACGCCGCACCCTGCCGGCCGACCTGCCCGTGTACGGGGACGCCACCCGGGAGGACTGACCCGTCGCCGCGGTGGGGCAGGATGGCGGGCATGAGCCAGTCAGCCCGCGTTGTCCTGTTCTTCGGCGTCATCCTGGATCCAGGCGTCATCCCGCCGGCCATCGGCGTCCGGGTCTTTCCGGTCTGGAACACCAACGCGCCCCTGTCGGCACGGTCACACGCCGTGGCCCTGACCCGTACCGTCCGGTACAGCGAGGAGGGGTGCGCGCTGGTCGCGGACCCGCTCGGGTCGACCTTCGCCCCGTTGCCATTCAACGCTGCCGCGGAGATCCGGGACTTCCTTGTCAGGCACGACCTCGCCCATAGGGTGGACCGCACCGTGTCGAGACTCGGCGCCGCTGAGTGGCTCGTCGCCCCCGTCTACGGCTGACCCCTCCCGCGGGTGAGGCATGGTGGGGCCATGGACATCGCCGACACGCGACTCAACCCCCAGCACGCGGCCGACCTGCGCTGGTACTGGAACGACTACCCGGGGGAGTGCGGCGAACGCAGCGCCCTCGGGGGGCAGCTCGACCGGCTACGGGAGGGCAGGGTCCAGGCCACCAGCGCCAACGTCCCGGACGTGGACGACCGCCGCATCCTCGCCGTGGCACGCGCCCGCCCCATCGAACGCCGCCTCGCCAGGCTGTCGCCCCCCGTCGTCGCCACGCTTCGCGCCGCCTTCGGCCCCGGGCTGCCGGAGACCGTCCGCGGGTACGCCGGTCTGGGCACCACCAGCCTGCCCGCGTCCCTGATGCTGCTGACCGCCTACCGGCTCGCCATCCCCCGGGACGAGATCCGCCGGTGGCTCCACGAGTTGCCCGCGCTGCCACCCCCGGACCTGACCGGGCTCCACAAGAGCGCCCACGCCGCCACCCTGCGCAGGCACGCCGAGGCCGAACGCCACCGCCAGGAACAGCGGGAGGCCCAGATCCACAAGCACCTGCTCCCCATCCGCGCTGCCGCCCAGGCCGCGCTGACCGCTGCCAGCCGGGCCTACGCCGACGTGTGCCCCAAGGAGACGCCGTGACCTGCCCCGCCACCACCACGGACTTCGGCGAGGTCGTCCGGTGCCGCCTCCCCGCCGGCCACGATGGCTGTCACGAGGGCGGCTGCATCGGTTGGAGCACCCCGGTGCCCGCCCCCTACAGCGACCACCCGCCCCCGGGACAGCGTGACCTGTCCGGTGGGTGGGCCCTGGCCGAGACGCTGGCAGCCCGCGAGGAGACCCTGCGCCGCCTGTTGCGCACCCTCGTCGACGGCTCACCCCACAGCCAAGCCTACCAGGACGCCCTGGCCGAAGCCCGCGAGGCCCTGCGTGGAGGCGCCCCGGACCGGCCGACCCCTCCCGCGGGTGAGGCAGAGTAGCGGCATGACCACGGAAACCCGTCTCCAGTGCGCCGACCTCCGCGCGGACCTCGCCGCCGTCACCGCCGAACGCAACCGCCTCGCCGCCGACCTGGCCCACGTCCAGGCCCTCACCGAACAGGGCGCTGCCCTCGTCGCCACCCTGGCCGAAGGCGTCACCCGCTGCGCTAGGTGTGGGGAGACCCCCGTGGTGGGCACCCGCGAGGAGATGCCGGTCTGCCCCGGGTGCGAGCGGGTGGTGGCGCTGGAGGTGGAGCGGGACCGCCTCGCCCGGGACAACGCCGCGCTCCGGGAGGCCGCGGGGGCGCTGGTCAAGAGCCTGGATCGCCCGGACGACGGGTGGCGGGCGTGGCTCTGTAGCGTGTGCGGGGGCCTGGCGACGGAGCGGGACAGCGAGGAGGCCGCCTGCGACCGGCACCTCGACATCCTGGACAGCGGC